ATCCTCTCTCTGTTGCTACTTTATAAAGTGTGCCTTTACTATTATCGTAGTGTTTAGGAGTTTCTAATGTTTCGTCTAAATATGTCATTATTCGTAAGATTTTATAAATTGATCCAATGCGTTTTTTTCGTTTGGATTTAACTCGCTTAAAAGTTTTCCGTTAACGTGCCATTTGCCATTAATTACTTCTATTGTTAGTTTCATAATATTTCTTTTATTTCTCTAATTTTTACAAATGGGTTTTTACTTCTAAAATGGTTATACGCTGCATCGAAATTCAATGCTTCGATTATCTTTTCGCAGTCGACACAATCATCGTTTTTAAACCGCCAGTAATATACTATGTACTTATTCATTGTTAAATAATTTATCTACGTTTTCAATTAGTGTTTTTTCACCTGTTGTTTCTTGAAGTAAGAAAATAATACTTTCAAATCGTAAGTTTGTCCACGCAACCTCACTTTTTAATTCATATTGCAATTTAGTTGCTAAATACTTGTAATGGCTTGACTTAATTTTTTGTCTGTTTTCCTTGCTTAATTTTTTCCAAAGTGTTTTCATAATTATTGTTTTTTAAAGATTAATATTCCACATATAAGTAATGCTCCTGACATTACTAAAAAATTATCGGTACTCATTCCGATAGTTGCAACTGATAAAAAGATTATTGTTTTCATAATTTGTTATTTTGATAGAGCAAATATAATATCTTTTTTTAGATAAACAACACAATGAAGTTAATTTATATTAATTATAAATAACGTTTGTATGTTATTTGTATTAAAATAGTTTGTATATTTGTGGAAATTTAAATCTATAACATTAAAATAAAAAATTAATTTAAACTTATAACTTAAAATTATGATACACAAACTACAAAAACTAATTGACCGAAAATCATTTGTCGATAATATGGCAAGGAAGTTACACGTTAAACCAGCTACAATAGAGTATTATTTTCGCACTGAAATACCTATTAAAAATAAAGTAATTATAGAAGCTTGTTTAGACTTACAATTAAAGTTAGATAAAGAGTTTAAACAAATAGAAGTAAAGGCTTGGGAGTTGGTTTAACGTTTTCGGGCTTGGCGAAGTTGCCGAACCGAAAAGCTAAATAGAAGTACAAATGTTTAAAATTAAGAACGAATGTTGATAGAAGAACAAAACGGCAATTTTGCCAAACCCTTGTTATGTGCTGGTGCGGTTTCCAAAGACGGAATTTCATTGATACACGGAGATAGTTTGCAAGCCTTAAAAAGCTATGGCGATAATTACTTTGATGTGGCAATAGTTGACCCGCCTTATGGACTTGGCGAACGTTTAGTAAAGGGTGGTGCAAAAGGAGGAATTGGAACAATGAGAAATTTAGCTGACGATAAGGTAACAACTTGGGATGATAAAATTCCACCACCCGAATACTTTACGGAATTGCAAAGAGTATCTAAAAATCAAATTATTTGGGGAGGAAATTACTTCCTTGACTACTTGGGCAAAACTGATGGTTTTGTTGTGTGGGATAAAATGAACGGAACTAATCCAATGGCTGATGCTGAACTTGCTTGGCAGAACATTAAAGGAACGACAAGGATGTTTAGATGGCATCATTTCAGCGGAGAAAGAACAACTAAAATACACCCGACCCAAAAGCCCACACAACTTTACAAATGGTTACTTGAAAACTATACAAAGGAAGGGGATTTGATTTTAGATACTCACTTAGGAAGCGGAAGTATCGCCATAGCTTGCCACCAAATGAAACGAAAACTAATAGGATATGAAATTGATGCAGATTATTACCGAGAGGCTTGCAAAAGATTTGAAGAACAAACTCGTCAAACAGCACTATGGTAGCACTTGCACATAACGTTCAGTAATAACCGCTCGTTTTTTAATTTTAAAAACTAATATTATGATATACAACCACCTTAATTTTAATGATGAACTTCGGATAAAACGCTACCGTAAAAAATGGCGGTTATTTAGTGTTATAAGCCGTTTGTTCTGTATGCACTTTTGGAAACGAAATGGTATTTATGGAAAAGTTGATATATGGACTTGCTGCAAATGTGGTAAAAACTATTATCAGGATTTACCATTCGATTCTCCACCGATAAGTTATATTGAAGACACTTCAAATGGCTTATAACGTTTCGGTGCTTGTAGATGCCAGCCTACACGCATTTTATTTTCGGCTGGTATTTACAAACACCTGTTATAAGAAGTAGCGGGTATAAACACAAAAATAGTAATTATGGAAGCAAATTTAAAAAGAGATATTGTAATGAGAGGTACTGAAGCATCTGCTAAATTGTTGATAGGTTTAATGAAACAATGTGAAATACCAAATTATATTGAAACAACAATTGTAGATGTAAAAGACAATCAAAGGTATAAGTTAAGAATTGAAAAAGTTAAACAAAAATCTCTTATGGAAAAGATACGTAGCTATTTCTTATAACGTTATCCAGCTTGTTGCAGTTGCAAAATTATTAACTAAACATTACAAAAATTATGAACAGTACCGAACTACTAAACGAAATTAAAAATCAATTAGAACTATTAAAGCATAAAGGTTATGATAAAAATAGTTTTAAAAGCGGTTACCTTTTAGGATATGCCAAAGCCTTGCAATTGCAACAAACTGGTGTTAGCACTTGTTTTTTAGAAGATGTTACTGATGATGTTTTCAATATGGGGTATAAGCAAGTATCTTGTTGTAAAATTGCACCTATTACAGATGAAAATTATTGCCCTAAATGCGGTAAGAAGATTTTAAAATAAGTGCTAACTATTGGCTAACCGCTATAAATGTATTACAATTATGCAAAAATATACAAAAACAAAGGTAATTCGCATAACAGAAACGCAACATAAAACGTTACAAAAAATGAAAACTTTAAATGTTGATGTTGGAAACTTTATAAGATTATCAATTCAAGAAAAATTAGAACGTGATAAACACGAAATAGTTAAACCAAAGGAAGTAAATAAATGTCCTTTTTAAATTAAATAAGAATCGTACCAGTGCCAACAAAGAGAAAAAATGCTTTGTTTTAGTCGAAAGGTAAATAGTACAGCAACGAATTCTTATTATAAAACCACCTATAACAAGGTGGTTTTATTTTTTATCCAATTCAATATAAACATTAGTACAAATAGTATTCCAATAAACCATATAAACCGATTTGCGACTATTTTAATAGTTTCTGAATAGTCAACTTGCTTTTCTTTTTTTTCTTCTTTAAAATCAACGTTTTGCTTTTCTTTAATTACTTCTTTAGAATTGTTATAAATAACCCTTGTATTGTAAATCGTGTCTTTTCCTAAAAGTATTGGTTTGTCAATATTTACAGGTTCTAAAGTAAAGCTATTACTAAACTTTGTTATATCAGTTTCAGTTGTCGCATTTTCCTCGATAACTGAACTTGACTTTTTAACAGTTCCGCAAGACGTTAAAACTAAAAGTAAACAACCTAAAGTAATTTTCTTTAATTGATTTAAAATACTTTCACTTTCTGCACCCCAAAACATATCACATTTGCCATCTTTATAAGGCGGTTCTGTAAAATAACTTTGCCACATTCCATCTATTGCCTTATACCTTTTGCAATTGTCTTTTAATGGGCAATTAAAACCGCTACATTTTGTTATATTACTCATTGTAATTCATCTTTAATGTTTTTGTAATCATAACCCGCACTAATTAGTAAGTTAGTTATAATTTCTATTATTTCACTTGTTGTAAAGTCGTCATACTCACTTTCAAAAGTGTGCTTTTTTTTGTGTGCCTCGATTTGTATTTTCATAATTTATCTTGTCAATGTAAATTCATATTCTAATCCATCATTTGTAATATATACTTTCATCCAGCAACTTCCTAAATGTTTCGGCATTCCTATTTTCTCAACCGCCCATCCTTGACCGCTGTCAAACTCTTCTTTGTATGTACCTGTTTTTACGTGCCATTGCTTTTTAACTTCTATAATTCCTTTATGTTGGTTCATTATATATCTATTGTGTGTCATTATCCATCCATCGTGAGTATGTCCTGACATTATAACGTCTGCATTTGGAAAAATAGAAGCGTGTCGACTAACAGCTAAAGCTCCTTTTGTAATTACGCCACCCCAGTGTCCGTGGTCGTAAGCTATATTACAAGGGTAATTACAAGTACTTCTTTTAAAGTTTAGATTAATATACCCCATATACGCCCCTAATTGAATATCAGTCTTTGCAAATGCGTTTATGCGTTCAACTAATCGCATTAAAATATTAGTTTCTGCACGTTCAGAAACACTACTCTCGTGATTGCCTGTATTAATTTGCAAAATATTTTCGGCATAAGGTAGCATTTTTTGAGCTGTATCGTTAATTACTAAATCTAAATAATCATTTCCATTATGCTCTGGTCGTATTGCATTTTTTGCTTTTCGTGGGTCGTACTTCCCCTGCATTAAACAAAGCATATCCCCATTAATTATAATCTTTGCGTTACGTTGTTTTGCCTCCTCAAGATGTTGAAACAATAACTCTCTATTTGCTTTTGGATTATCAAAGTGCCAATCAGAAGTAAGTAGAAATTCAAACGTTGCTTTTCGTGAATTATTTTCAAAAGTATATCTATGAAAATTATGAGCTTTTTTTTGTACTATCATATTTTTTTATATATTTGCATCACACAACAACAACAACAAAGTTGGTCAACTCGAAATCTGGTAAAATTAACCGCTATTAAAGTAGCGGTTTTTTTGTTTTACCAACGTGCTTTTCTTCCCCTGTGGTCATAATGAACAAAGTTTGGATATATACCTATTCCGCCCTCTTTCATTTTACCACTTTCAATAAGTCCTTCAATTACTAAAGCAACTTCTTTTGGCGTCATTCCTGCAACTCTAATATCCGCAGCCGTAC